GTAACTTCTTGGTCTTTTCCATTTGGCGAAGAACCTTCTTCCTACCTATCGCTTTCAAAAAATCTGGATCTTTCTTCTTGTCCTCATACGTCTTGTACTTGTTGGTGTTCAAACACCTGGTGAGACCCTCCCGGCTCGTCACGAGTTTCTTGAATATTTTATTGATGGGTTGATTGTGTTCGAGGACGTGGAGGACACTCAGTGTGGATGTTTCGATGTCATCATCCCAACCAGCCTTGAGAAGTTTTTCGAGTTCCTGGTACTTCTCTGGTTCTTTGCTGATCTTGTACTCAAGTTTGGACAACCACCGTTCTACACCATAGCATACAACAAATCGTTTTAATGGAATCAGGGTTAGGTATGCGTTTGGATTATGGTACTTCTCAGAGAGTTTATCATTTAGTTCATCTTGGGTGATAGACCGGTACGGACACATACCACATCCATCCAGAGTCGATTCCATCTTACCTATCCACCAGCTTCCCAAGGCTTGATTTTCCAAGATGTAGAAAATTGTTGGTTTATGACCCATCTATCTATACATGAGAAAATAATTGACGTTGAAAGTTTAAAATAATTTTCAACGTCTCCTGGGAATTTTCATTTTTGAAAAAGTTTCCGAACCCGGGACTACCCCATCCTAACTTTTATTTTTTTACTACATGAAAAAGTTATTATACTTATAAAGTTTGTTTCAAAAATAATTATAAGTTCAAGTGTAGTAGTCTCGAGTTTGGAAACCTTTTTGGGATAAAGAAAAAAGTCCAAGTATATGTAAATGGAAGGTGTGACCCTACCTACTCCACCAGAAGGGTATAAGTACAAACTGGTCCGTGATAAAGAATGTCGGGGTGAACCAAAACGACCACGGGTAAAAGATAAAGACCCATCAGAATTGACTCCAAGACAAAACCGAGACTTGGCATATCGTGAAAAATATAAAAAAGAATTAAGTGAAAAAAGTAGGTTACGATACCAGGAAAAAAAGAAACAAAAAGTTTCCGAACACGAGACTACCCCATCCTAACTTTTATTTTTTCTCATATGAAAAGTTTAATTATACTTTAAAAGTTTGTTTCAAAAATATTTGTGAGTTCAAGTGTACTAGTCCCGAACTGACCACATAAAACCTAAGTGACCCACCTCTACGAGGAAACCAAGTTGAAATCATGTCCACACACACACCTGATCAAGGACCATATGGTCTTAATGGTCGTCTCATTGGTCCTTACCAGAGAGAGGGTGTAGAATGGATGCTTGGAATGGAGAATCAAAGAGATGGTCCCAAAGGTGGATTCCTCTGTGACGAAATGGGTTTGGGTAAGACCGTGCAGCTTTTGACTACTATTCTTGCTAATCCACGTCCTCGCACACTCATCGTCGTACCCAAATCTATTATCACTCAATGGCGTGATGAGATCATTAAATTTGCACCCAAATTGAGTATTAATATATACGATGGACCAGATCGTGAAATATACGATACATGTGATATCACTATTGCACCATATACACTTCTCACTGTAAAAGGTGCTGAGGTTGGTGCACCCACCCCACTTCATCATATGAAATGGGATCGAGTCATCCTCGATGAAGCCCATGAAATTCGTAACAAGAAATCAAAGTTGTTCAAGAGTGTATGTCGCTTGAAGACAGAGATCAAATGGATTGTGACGGGTACACCTGTATTCAACTCGATGGAGGATTTTGTGTCTTTGTGTACGTTCTTGGGTCTCTCGAAGGTGGTTGTACAGGGTATGACGAAACAAATCAAAGACATCTACATCCTTCGTCGAACAAAGGATGACCTGGCCCAAATCAACGAACGTCTTCGGCTCCCACCATGTCACTTTGAGAATGTGGAACTTGAGATGTTCAAAGAAGAGAAGCAGTTGTATGAAATCGTGTTCCTCGAGGCTCAGGGCATCATCAGGGATGCATTCAAAAATGCTGTCAGTTTGAATGCGAAGAATATGGTCATCCTGGAGTGTCTTCTTCGTGCGAGGCAGTGCATGATATGGCCACAGATGTATCTAAATGGGGTGGCTAAACAGAACGAGACCCAACCCGAGATGTGGAGGGGTAGGTCTAATAAGATGGAGACCCTCTTCAGGATGATTGGAGAACACCCTTCAGAAAAGTCTCTCATTTTCTGTCAGTTTAGGGGTGAGATGAACTACATTCAGTCTCAGCTTGACTGTCCCGTGTTCCGAATTGATGGTTCTGTACCCAAGGAGGAGCGCGTCAGGCAAATTGAGGGTTTCAAAAAGGCTGCACCGGGAGCTGTTTTCATCATCCAGATCAAGAGTGGTGGTCAAGGTCTCAATCTCCAAGAGGCGACACGTGTCTATATTACTGCACCCTCGTGGAATCCCGCAACTGAGCTTCAGGCGATCGGTAGGGCGCACCGCACTGGACAGACCAAAGTTGTTCACGTTAAGAAATTGGTCTATAAAGAGTGTAATAGATTTGTCAGTGTCGAAGAGGAAATGATGGCTCTCCAGGGACATAAATCCCTCGTATGTTCAGAAGTGTTCAACGACGATCGTGTTAAGACACAAATTCCCGTGAAAAGAACGACGGCTAAAATCTCGATTCTCGACATCAAGAAAATTTTCCGCGCGTAATATAAATGACTGTTGGTTCTCGCGCTGAAGTTTTCCATGGTACTGCGGACAATACTGCCGGTGGTCTCACCAAGAAGGATCTCATTAAGGATTCCAATGATGGTCGCATCAAAAGCAAGGCTGCTCAGCAGGCTGCACTCGCTCGTATGAAGAAGGAGGGTAAGAAGGCTATGGTGAAGGTGTTCAAGCCCAAGGAGGGTAAGTTCAAGCTTCAGCCCAAGGAGGGCACCAAGGCGTATGACAAGCTCATCAAGAAAATGTGAGCGTACAATAAGAATGACCCTTACAAAGTGGAACGAGTCTGTCAAAGTGGCTAAGATTAAGTTAGGTCTGGACCCAAAGAAATTTACCAGAATACAGGGTAAATTGCTTAAGGAGGCTCAGGCTATTTATAGTATTTTACTTCTTAATAAATCTAAATAATAAATTGAAATCCCTTAAGATTTTGTGGTTCGTAGACGACAAGCTGATTGAGCTTCCAAGTACAACCAAACTTTCTGTTCAAGAAATACACACTATTCAGCTCGACGATAGCATGTCCTGAATTTCTTGCATAGAGACCGTTAGTTACATCATCCTTTTTGGGGTTCTTATCCCCGTCAAATACATTGGCCTTGATTTGTTCCTCTACATTCGTATCGACCTTGATTCGAAACTTCGGTTCCCTACCAGGTGACTCTTTCACGTTGGAATTAAACATCGGTAGTAGCTCTTCTTTGGTCATCGTAGACCCGAAAATAACATCACTCTGTTCGACCACGGCATCGATGATTGTGTTCTCCAATTTCCGTAGAGAATCGTAAAACTTCTTCATGTAGCTCTCCTCTTCATCCCAACCCTTAATGGCGAAATCAATATTATATTTGGTGGGTCCAACTTCAGGTGTAAATCCCGAAACACCGAATGGCATATACATACGCGGAAGTTGTACACGGAAGGGAGTCCCCTGCTTTGTAGAAATGACAATTTTTCGGTTATTATATTTATTAATTTGGAGGTTTTCGATTGCTGCGTCCATGTCTTTCTGTTATTTATGCAGTTCAAAACTTTAAGCTGAACACGCCACACAATCCGGCTCTAAACTAAATTGGATTGGTCGAGCTTTCGCCTTTGAACGAAGATAATACATACCCGTTTTGAGACCAGATTTCCATGCGTACATGTGCATCGACGAAAGCTTTGAAAGGGTAGGACTCTCTATGAAGAGATTCATAGATTGTGATTGGTCAATGAAGCGACCGCGATCGGCTGCCATATCAATGATACATTTCTGACTAATTTCCCACACAGTTTTGTAAAGATTCTTAATATCATCAGGAATGTCCACAATATTTTGGATAGATCCACCAGCCTTCACCATGATGTCCTTCATCTCTTTCGACCAGAGACCCACCTTCTTGAGATCATCAACGAGATGCTTGTTGACCACAACGAATTCACCAGCGAGGGTGCGCCTGAGGTAAATGTTCGTCGTGTAGGGTTCGAAACACTCATTATTGCCCAGGATTTGTGCAGTGGAAGCTGTGGGCATGGGAGCCATGAGAAGACTGTTTCGGAGACCCTTCATCTTCACACGCTCACGCATTGCGTCCCAGTCATAGCGACCACTGAACTTGGTCTCACCCTCCCACATATCTGGTTGAAGTACACCTTCAGAAGCAGGAGAACCCTCGAAACTCTCATACGATCCCTCAATCTCAGCCAATTCTGAACTTGCTTCGAGTGCCGCGTGGTACATAGTCTCGAAAATGTGTGCATTCATGAGACGAGACTTCTCAGAATCAAAGGGGAGGCCACACAGGATGAATACATCCGCGAGGCCCTGGACACCCAAGCCGATGGGGCGATGCTTCATGTTAGAACGCCTCGCAGTCTCAACTGGATAGAAGTTCCTATCAATGACCCGATTGAGGTTCTTTGTCACAGTCTTCACAACTTCATGGAGCTTGTCATAGTCAAATGTCTTCGTCTCCTTGTTCACATACTTGGGGAGAGCGATAGAAGCCAGGTTGCACACAGATGTCTCATCCTTGTCGGTAAATTCCAAAATTTCTGTGCAATTACCGGTGAGAATACCATTAAATACACCCCGATGTCTAAGTGGCTCATTGAAACAGAACGTGTCCGCCACGTCACCAAGATCTTCAATGGAAACGATCTTCTCGAAGTGAAGCGCCTGACGATTTGGTCTCTGTTGGGTGTCAAGGTTAAGACGCTTTGTCTGTAAACCAAGAGACTTCAAAAGTTCAACCCCCCCACTTGGAATCAGAAGGCGCCATAGCTTTTTACAAACGTAATGACCACCGGGCATATCTCTAGACGTTTCACCCCGTGCTACATTAATACGAGAGTTGACACCCATCGTTTGAAGCATAAGTAGAACGTCTCGTAGGAATTCATAGTGAATAGAACCAATCTGGATAGAAACACCTCGTCCACCCTGGTGTTTCGTGGCACAACCGTCACCATCCATGAAACCGGCTAACCACTCGAGTTTGGTTTTGAGTGAATAATTCATGGGTACGACGAACTTCTCATCGATGTCTTTAGGGAGACGGAGACGAACTCGTTTACACGTATCATTCGTGGAAGCATAATCATAATCTGTAAACTTTATGAGTTCCTTCTTTCCATGATAGAGATCCAACCACTTTTGTTCGGAGTGTGAATTAGCCTGACAAGTACCATCATTTTCATATTCCTTTTCATTTAACTGGTGGCGCATACAAAGTCCATTTTCCTTCGCTGTATAAGAACATCTCTTTGGTTCACCCGACGAAGACGTCGTTCCATCGGCGCAGAAGAGACCGTGTGTATACGCATATTTCATATTTTTTTCATTTGATTTAATCACTGGAAGAGAGTGCTTAATAATTTTCATATTTTTTTTGAGATGTTGAGCTTCGATAGGTTTATCTTGACCGACGACCCAGAACTTGTGGTACGGTGTGCATCGAAGTGAAAGACCCTTGCTCGTGTTGACAGTGAGAAGCTTTTGATTTTCACCCGTCTTACGAACAGTGACGTTTGAGAATTCTTCGCCGTTCCAAACTTCGACATCTTGGTCTTGAAGTTCTGAAATCATCTGCTGTCCTTCACTCGTGAGAATCTTCGTCTCTGGGGCGACACACAAATTTGAACTCTTGATGACACCTAAGTTCTTTTGGTTGCTCTTGGCGTTGCATGCATCTTTGTAGAGCATGTATGGGGTTCCAGTCTCAGTTTGGGACTTGAGAATAGCCTTCCACACATCGGCGGCAGGGACTGTTGCACTAGCAAGACCTTCTTCTTCGTACTTGGTGTAGAGTTCATCAAACTCCTTGCCATAGACATCCGAAAGACCCTTCGCCGTGTCAGGGCAGAAGAGAGACCAATTACCACCCTCCTCGACCCTCTTCATGAACAGGTCAGGAATCCACATGGCAGAGAAGAGATCGCGACACCGTGCCTCCTCGTCGCCTTGGTTGAGACGCAACTCCAGGAAGTCCATGATGTCCGCGTGCCAAGGTTCGAGATAGACAGCGATGGATCCCTTACGACGACCCGCCTGATTCACATAACGTGCGGTGGCATTGAAGACCCTGAGCATGGGAATAATTCCATCAGATTGGCCATTCGTACCCCTAATTCGAGACTTATTGGCACGAATGTCGTGAATATGCATACCAATACCACCCGCCCACTTACTGATTTGCGCACACTCTGTGAGTGTACCATAAATACCATCGATCGAATCTGCCTTATTGGCGATTAGAAAGCACGAAGACATCTGAGGGCGAGGCGTTCCCGCGTTGAAGAGTGTAGGTGTTGCATGAATGAAAAGACCTTGGGACATCTTGTCATAGGTTTCGAGGACAGATGGGATGTCCTTACCATGAATACCAATAGCAACACGCATAAACATGTATTGAGGTGTTTCGATGAGCTTCCCATCAACCCTCTGGAGATAGCTCTTTTCGAGGGTTTTTAGACCAAAGTAGCCAAAATTGAAATCACGATCCGCTTTGATATGCTCCTTCACCTGCTGTGCAACTTCAACAACTTCATCAGTGATGACACCAGCTTTTTGAAGTTTACGCATGGCGAGATGAAAATTATTGGGGCAAACCTTTTGAATGTTGCTCGCGACAATACGAGTAGCAAGTGTCTCATAGTCCGGGTCGGAGGTGATCATACCAACGCAAATTTCAGCAGAAAGGGTATCAATTTCTTGTGTGGTGATGTTGTCATACATCGAAGAAAATACCTGTTGAGCAACCTTGGATGAATCACATTTATCGGAGAGTCCATACGTTAAGTTCTTGATCCTATTGGTGACATTGTCAAATTTCATATCCTCAATACGACCTGAGCGTTTAGTGACCCTCATATACCTAAAGTTCTACTTTTATTTTTAACTTATTTCTTACAGTTCTCAAGATCCTTGCTCCTCACGGATACGGTGCCGAAGGTCTCGAACTTGCGGTTGGGTTGGAGAAGGTAGGTATTCACGAAAAATGGACCTTGTTCACCAGCCTTGGCCACTGGGGGGTAGGAACCCACGAAACAGGCTGGGGGTTTGCACGGTATTTCCTCAAAATTTGGGGGTTTGCTGGCGTATACTTCATTAAAGTCAGCGAAGTTCAGCATTTACTATGTACATATAATTTTTTTCGGCGATTATATTAAATGAGTGATTCCATCAAGCAGTGTGACACTCCACTGAATACCCTATTTTTTTCTGAATTCAACACAAATCTTCTCCAGCGTGGTATTCGTCAGGCCTTCAAGGATAAGACTGGTATCGCCATTGACTATCAAAATGTAGATGATTTGTATGGCATCATGCGGATGGTGTTCATCAACAACTCAGGTGATCATTACAACCAAGTCAGAGAGCAGGTCAAGGCCATGAATACTCGTGTCATCAGCACCGCCATGTCTCAAATTCAGACTGGGGTGTCTCAATACATCGCTTATACCCGTGACATCGACACTATTAGTACCCCCCTGGATCAACCAATTAATACCAGTACCACTGGAAAAAAAATTGACTTCAACAACAAAATTGGTATCAATTAAAGATTACAAACTATTGAATAATAAGTTATGAGTCTAAACTATTACAAAACCGAAACTGAAAGGGTCTGCAAATCAAAGGGATGGGATCGTGCACCCATAGATACCGTATGGCTCCTCCTGTCCGAGGAAGTTGGAGAATTAGCATCAGCCATTCGTCAGTACAAAAAAACGTTCAAGAAGACAAATCTCAAGAAGGATCGTGGTACTGATGTTATGATGGAGATGGGAGATGTTTTTAGTTATCTCTTTCAACTCGCACATATGTTGAATGTTGATCTGGATAAAATGTGGGAAGAACATCGGTGCAAAATGCATGAAAAAAATTATAATCTGAAGTAGTAATAACAGCGATGAGTGAATATATGCTCAACGACGATGATGCCATCAATGACGTGAACCCATTTGTCACACACGATTTTTCCCTTCCAGGGGGTGTGCGAGAGACGGGAAATTTTGCGGATTTTGTTGAAATGAAGAAATCTGCCCAATTTCCGGTTAAGGAGGAGAAAAGTGTTTTCTGTAGCACGGGTCTTTGTAAGGACGAGACTAAACCATGCCTGATTAATAAGAAGGTGCGTCCTCAACGGAACATTGATTACGGGTTCACACGCCAGTCAAAAAAGGTCATCGTGGGTGTGTCTAATAAGAGTGTACCCTACTTTTGGATATTTCTGGGCATCCTCGTCATTGCTCTAATTCTATTATTTTTACGACGTTGAAGAAATATTTGAGTCGAGATGTATTCATACAATTTTGAATAACGTCAGGTAGATACTTCTTACATAACTTCTTGACGATCTCCATCTGCCAAGCACACTTCATATTTACACGAGGTGGTTGGAATGTTGGATCCAAAATTTTCATTGCGTGGGCGATACGAACATATACTCGATCGCTTTGTTCATACGCTAAAACATTATCAAGAATAAGTTCAGCCATACGCTGACGAACTTCGAGTGTTTTCTTGACCATTGTGTCTAGAAATTTCTCGTAAGGGATCGATTGTTTGTTAGACTCAATGTACGACCAGTCAGCTAGAGGTTCAGTATTCATGTAATCTGTGAAAGTTACATAACCTTTACCTTTCATATAACGCTCATACACAATTTCAACATATGCGAGATCAGACTCTACATCATGAATAGATTTGGCGGAGTTTATGAAAGAGGTCATACGTTATGCGCGAATGTTTTCTCTAAGTATTATATAAAGTAAGATGGCAGGATCTCAGGATATGATGATAATCGTTGTCATGATGATGATGATGTCTTCAGTCTTTTCGGTGCTCGCAGGGGGTGCTCTCTTCTTTACCCTACCCCAAGAGGGTGATGAGTGTGAGGGTAAAGACACGAATGGCAACTATGTGATCGACGAGGACCTCAAATGCGTTCTAGACGCATGTGACTCGGGATACTCTATATCATCTTCGGGTAAAAAGTGTATTGTTGATGAGATCTACACCGACGATGACGATGACGATGATGGTGGATCTGGTGGGTCTGGTGGGTCTGGTGGAGGTGAATGCGTAGAAGATCTATCGGTTGTATCACACGAAGCTACGTTAGGTCCGTGCGATACAGTGTATGACGTAGATCCAAAAGAAGTTAAATATCAAGGTACTTATTTTTTACCCCGAAACCCAACTAGAGGAAAGGAATGGATCCATGAATTGGAAGTAAATGGTGATACTAGATCTTTTCTTGCTTCTCACCAATCACCGGACGATTATTGTAAAATGGTTAAATTTGACATCAGTAAGGAGAGTGGTACTTGTAAATATAAGGTCGTAGATGCGGGTTATACGACATCACCAACGGCTGCGTCTACATGCAAAACAAAAGAGGAAGTTATTGCTCACTGGGCAGCTAAGAATCAACAAACCGTGGCACCAAATGATTTTACAGGAGGGTATGGACTACAGTATATGAAATATGATAAGTTTTGTGCGCCTAAGTGATCCCACCAAAGTACAAAAAAGTATGTTCCAAAATGTATTCAACTATTGCAAATAATAGTTTTTCATATCTCCTCACCCTCGATGAGATGAGAAAAGCTCTACCCGATGAGATTCGTCCTTCGTGGGTAAAAATTACTACGATCACGATGGTCTCAAGATTTGAGAAGGAAATCGACATAAAGAAGCTTCGAAGTGTGTTTGAAAGAATCGGTTCATACAAGATGAGACGTGTGGGAACAAATACAGAAGGTTTCGAGTGGAAACTGAAGCCCACGACCTTTTACAACCAGGTGACACTCACCTACCATGACACGTACAGTACTAAATCCGTTAAGGTGTTTCCCAATGGAAGTATTCAAGTCGCAGGATGCTGTGACCTTTTCGATTGCAAACGTATCATCACTCAATTGGTTCAAATTTTCAAGAATTTTCTGGGATTGGAAATCAATCTTCCCGAAAACTCTTTTCGGGTGGTCATGATCAACAGTAACTTTAGTCTCAACTACAACATCAACCTCATGAAAGTGGCAGATTGGTTCGAAGAGTACAACGATATTTTCAAAGTTTCTTTTGAACCGGACAGATATTCGGCTGTCAAGATCAAGTTCAAACCCGCCCATGACATGAAGGAAATCACGTGCAGTATCTTCAGTACGGGAAAGATTATCATCACTGGTGCAGAGACCCTGAAGGAGATTGCTTTCGCCTATAACATCATCAACCAGCACATTAACGAAAATCCTCAGATTCGTGTGTCTCACACAGAGGAGACGGATGTATTTGATGTTTATTTGGGATACAAATGCGAACCGTTTATCGAAAAACTCAGAGAGAAGGGTTTTGAATCTTGGATGAAAACAATTACCAATAGACAAATTAATTTCTGATGTAATATTAACAAAATGTCACAGCGACTTGGTATGGCCGATGGTCGGTGCTTCACCGTAAACACATCCGCTCAGCTCTTTAACAACTACGTGATGAAGCAAAATGGCATCTCTTTTGAGGACAACTATTCGTATCGTCAACTTCTCCAGAAGCAGGGTCCCCAGCTCATGACCCAAGTTCAGGCGGAACAGGGTAAGGGTAACTGCAACACTTGTGACAAACCCCTTCTCAAGGTTCCAAACATTTACTAACTGAGAAAAATCACAAAAAAAACTTTAAAACCTTCCTATAGAATGTCGACATGTTCCATATGTCTCAATGAAGTCAGGGAAACGAGATCAAATCCCCCACTTCGTTGTGGACACGTGTTTCATTCCCACTGTCTACAGGAATGGAAAAATAGAGGTAAGAATACATGCCCCACGTGTAGAAAAGTGTTTGATGCATCTCAATTTAAAATTATCGTCACGATTCAGAACAATTACACAGCAGAGGCAAACTCTGTGTCCTTGAATGAAGAATCTATATTTGATGTACTAGATCTTTTTGATATTACTTTTGATGTCGAGAATACTTCAGATTTAAACAGTATTCTTGCGGACCTTGGGATGGGTCTTACCGACTTTGATCCCACGATCCTTGACGCAGAATGAACTACAGTACCTCTCATAGTTTAGACCTGGATAGTTCCGAGACGCCTTACGGGGATCTGTGATACTTTTCCCCCTCGCATCAGTCAGAAGTGGTCCAGTCGCCCACCCACGCTTGTGACTGAAGACGTTGGCCTTGAATATTATACGTTTACCAATCTTGAAGGCGCCAGCCCGCTTTACCCGTGATTCAGGTACTTTAAAGAATTTAGCGACAGAAACAATCGTGTCACCAGTCTTAATCTTGTACTCTACGACACCATGTTGTTTATAAAAGTGGAAGTCACCTTGACGAATGTAGTTAGTGGGTCTTCCAGGGGATACAAACATCATGACTTTGTAGTATCCCTTCTTACACTTTTCGTTGGCTTTGACTTTGTAGACTTTTTTAGGATTATCTGAAACAACGCGGTTTGGAAGACCAGTGCAGTGGGTATAGTTATGATTTCCATTAGAGAGTCCAGATCGATCCCCTGGAATAGATTTTTGCCACCTGTATGCCTCATAGTCTCCGACTGCATAGGCGTAACAATTGTTATTCCCAATACCAGTCGTCGTCCCCCAACGGCTGTTTGTGAACCTACTTTCGGATCCACTCAGGGGCAGCACCTTCATTTATAATCTAATCAGAAAAAAATATGTGTTAGTAATAAATGATTCAAGAAGTTACTAAGGCCCAGACCAAGTCCGACATGCTCACTGAGTTTCTCACTTTTGTGCTTGTACTTCTTATAAGCACTTTCATCCTCCGTCTCGTGTGGAATCGCTCCCTCGTGAAGCACATCACTGTGCTCAAGCCCATTAACACTCTAGTTGATGCTTTCGTTCTCTCGCTTGGTCTTGCCGTTGTCCGTGGAATTTAAACCTCCTTGTAACCAACAGTCTTCTCACCATCGGGGCTTACGAGAGTGGGGAAAGCGTCCACACCCTCACATCCATCTTTGTCGCAATCGACGAATTCGTGAGGTTTACCATTCTTTTTCATGTAGTCCAACTGCTTACGAGTCCATCCACAACCCATGGTCCCGTAAATAGTCCACTTCTTCTCACCGTTGGAGGAGACACGAGGCTTACCCGTCTGTGTCAGCAGGTAAATGTTCACAATGATGAGAAGTGCGAGAAGCCACATAGTTTATTATACATAAATATTATTCTTCCGAAGAGAAGGTGAGTAAATTAATAATGTCTGTGAAATAATCAACAGATGCATCTATGAAATCACCGTTGTAATTTCTCTGTAAAATCTGATTTGTATCATAAAGAACAAATAGAGCAAAAATAAGAATACCTATTTTAGTGAGATTCTTGTCACCAGGTCTGAACAGACGTGCGATGAGAAGAGCTAATAGGGTAAAAAATAAAACAGTGCCCATGGTTCTAAGATTAAAACCAAGTTGAACCGAGATGAATCCCGCAATAATCATCGAAATGAATATAGCAACCGCTTCTAAAAGTGCTTCCCGTAAGTCCCTAACACGATGATATAACAACCCAGTAATAAGAGACACAGCAGTAAATAGAATAAACTTGCTCTTGATACCAAGGTTAGCAAGTATAAGTGTTAACATCAAAGCTATACTGGATATAATGAGAAGAAGACGGTTCTTCTCAGTAAACTCTGAAACTTCACTATTTTTTAGTGCCGCTTCTACCCCTTGATATACCATAAAACCCTGAAAAATAAGATGACCAATTACGGTTGCCATAAAAGGTAACTTATCTTTGTTCATTTATAATACTCATATAAAATAATAATGTCTTCAACTGTACTGTCTATTGGAAACAAGAACGTCACGCTCAAATACACCAGGAAAATGCCCCGTGGTGAAGTTGAACGGATGAAATCATTCGTCACTAAGAATGGTGACAAACTCGTCAAGACTCCAAAGTTTAAGATACTCTCTGAAGTTGACGAGGGAACTAAGCGGGTTTTTAAGGTTGACAAATCTTCTTTTTGAGTGCATTGACTTCATCTTTATCTAGTTTATTTACGAACTTATTAATGTACATATTAACTGCCTTCTTTGGTGTGGGGGTCTTGACCTTGGGTGTGACCGTCTTGGCCTTGGGTGTGAGTTTTGGTTTCATCGCATCCCGGATCTTGGCACGGAGACTCCTCTCAGCCTTATTCTTAGCCAGAGCCTTCTCATACATACCCTTTCTCACATACTCACGCTTCTTACCGTTTACGTCAACGAACGAGAACCGTGCATCACGTCC